TATTACGAATCGATCATGGGTTCTATGCCGTTAACCTTCATGACCTTCCAACTCATTATAGTGAAGCCCGAAAAAACCTCGCGAACGTCACTTTGACCCCACCCCCTAAAAAGACATGAAGTCGCATGGAGCGAAGCGACCTTTGTGCGTATCTTCTGCGTATAGACCCATTGAATCCAGATTCATCTACTCTAGAAAGTGGATCGAAAACCACACCCGTTTCGGAAACTTTTTTACAAGAACGATCGGTGGATTAATTCCTCGATTCCAGTTTCGACTTTCGAATGCAAAAAGGTTTTTTGTTTTGTTTTTTTAGTTTCGTTGAATGGATGCGAATCGGCTGCGTCGAACTGGATGAATCACTTCAGTCCAGAGTTGAGTTGTGTTAAGTAAGTTAAGTGTTTGTGCGCGTTTATAGTTATCTCGAAGTGTGCTGATAGCGAGCCAGTTGTTGATCAAAGGACGAATATCTCTCCTGTCATTGCGGTAAGCAATGAGGATCGCTTGACGTTCACCGTAGAAGGCTTCATCGGACATCGTGAGAATACGAGTGAGTTCGCGTTCTTGTTGATCGACGACAATGGTTGACCAGGATTGGTGTTCGTTGAGGTAGAAGAGTTTGCGCATTGACTCTCCAGCAGCATACTGAGTCATTGTCGCAGAGTACTGAGCTAGTTGATCGGATGAAACGATGCGTGGCTGGACGTTTGCGGTCAAGAGTTGAGTTCGTCTGCGTTGAATGCGTGAGCAGTGGACTGCAAAGTTGGCGAGGACGTTGACAGTACGTTCGACTCGTGCGTTGAATGCAGTCTTCTTTGCGAGCATGGCTTTCTTAGCGGATTGAATGCGGACAGAGGTTGGGATCAGTTTAAACATTTTTGATCTGAAATGCCTCACACAGTATGTCGTATGTAGGTCTTACTCTAGTATGATTCGTGATGTCGATGATTTCGTTTTCAGAAATCTGGATTCTGATGGTAATGGAAAAAGAGGGATCCTAGTAGTGGATCGAAGTAGTCTTTGTTTAGGCTACTGCGGCTTTCTTAGCAGCGAGAGTTGCTTCTCGTTTTGCTTTCATAGCTGCTTTTGCTTCGTCTGACATCGGTGCGCGTGGTTTGCGTTCCTTCTTGTCTTCGACGGGTTCGGGTGCGGGTGCAGGAGCTTCAACGACCTTCTTAGCAGCGAGAGTTGCTTCTCGTTTTGCTTTCATGGCTGCTTTTGCTTCGTCTGACATCGGTGCACGCTTCTTGCGTTCTTTTGAGCCAGTGGACTCTGTGTCGGATTTAGAGTCTTCGACTGTTGGGACTTGAACAATACCTGTGATTGCGGTGTTGTCGACGACTTCTGTAGGAAAGAGTATGTCTAGAAGTGCTTTGCTGAACTCGTCTGGAGTTGAGTAACGATTGGCTGCTGCAGTGCCTTGTTCGTTGTAGAGATGTGCGATGGCTTCGCGGATTTGGTTCTTGAGGAGGGAATGAAGATTTGAAGAGGACATTTTGAAGAGTTGAAGAGTTGTAGGCTTAGGGGGTACTCTGGAGTGATTCGTAAAGTCGATGAATTCGTTTTCAGAAAATCAGGATTTCATGGGTGAATTGAAAAATTTTAGAAGATTAATCATCTTCAGAGTCAGACTCGGAATCGAGCGGGACTTGTACAGGGTTTCCTGCGAGAAAGGAGTTGACCTGTCTGAGTGTTTGTTCCACTTTAGAAGACGTGAGGTTCTGTGCTCCAGTTGTGTGAAGTGCATTGGACATTGAATCTGCGTCGTCGTTTGATCCGCGTAGACGTCCGATGACGCCTAGCCACTTGGCATGGATGACTGCCTTTTGATCTGCAGATGCTGGAATCCACTCTGCGAAGAAGAATGCTGCAATTCGTCCTACTTTCATGTACTTCTTCTGATCGGAAGGTAGTGCAGGGTAGGCTATGTTTGCAGCTTCCATTAGGTTGACGAACGCGTCAAGTCCTTCTTTTACAGCTGTTTCATCGACTTCAAGGTTAAGTCCGATATGTTCGTCGCCTGATAAGCGAGTGTAGGAGGTCGTAAAGTTTCCAGCGTTCTTTGTGGAGAGACCTGCTACGAATGCGGACCAGTTCGCAAGGTCATTACGTTTATTCAATGGGATTCCACCGAGTGCAGTTGAAAGTCGAGGGTGGTTCTCAATAAGCGAGTGAACAGCCTTGACTAGACTAGAGTCACGGTTTGCCCAGAGGAGATCGAAGTCCTTGAGTGGAGCGCCTGCGTTGACACGGATGAAGACTTCGGCAAGTTGGAAATTGTTGGCGTCGGTTGTGATTGTCACAGGAATTGTGCGATCACAGAAGACTCGTTTGTCTTCATTGCAGAGTTCAGAGAACAACTTTCCTTTGTACTTGAACTTGTCATTGTAGAAGTTCCAGAAGGTTTCAATACGATGGCGTCCGTCGTAGACTTCGTAGACTCGTCGTGATTTGACACGGTTGAGTAGAATCGAGGGAATTGGATATCCATTCATCGCTGAATCGATGAGTTTGCACTGCTTAGCACGTCCATTTTTCGAATTAGGAGACCATGCTGGGGCTAGAAGGCGTTGTCCGTTAGGACGGACGATTGTACCTGAATTGTCAGGCATGTAGTCTTCGCAGAACATGTTAATGCTGTAAGCAACATTTTCAATGCGAATACGTTGGGAATGATCAAGAACTGAAGACATTTGGGGAATAGAAGAGGAAGAGAATAGAGAAGAGATTGATGAAATCATAGTACAAGTTGACGGGGTACTCTGGAATGATTCGTAAAATGGATGATTTCGTTTTCAGAAAATGGATGATTTCGTTTTCAGAAAATGGATTCTTTAACTTTACGCTCTAACAATGAGCGCCCTCAAAATGAACTCTTTCGAAAGATTCCAACGTATCAAATCTCTTGCAAACACTCCCCTCAAACAAGAACGAGCCCTCGCATATGAACAGCATCTACGCCGTGTACGCGAGCTTTCGACCCTTTCTGAATTTATGCCCTTTGACTATCTAGACTTTCAATGGAGTACATGTTCTATTTGTAAAACTGAAATCCGAGATACTGCCTTCGGATACAATCCCGCACCTTTAGCAGATACAGGTGTATGCTGCGGTGAATGTTATAAACGCGCATGCTTTACTCAATTGAGAGAACAGTATGGAAAGGAGAAAGCGATTGAACTCGTCGTCATAGTTACAGCGAACATGATGTAAACAAGTATGGAACACAGAGTGAGTAGGTTTTATGAACTACATACCAATAAGTGGTTTCATATTATGAACCTATCGCTTGAAATCATACGAACCGAAGACAAACAGCAAAAATATATGATAATGAAGTACGGCTATGATTTTTTCAATCTAGGCGGCTCAGAACGCGTCCAACCAAACAGCTTGTTCGTCGTGAGGAACCTGAAGTTCTTCTAGCACTGCACGTGCCTCTTTGAGCTTCATCTCAAGGCTGATGTTCGAGATTGAGATTCCAGCCAGACGGTCTTGGAGGAGTTGACCTTGCGTCACAGGTGGCTTGAAGTTGTCGTCAAAGCCGACCATAACGTTCATCAGGCGAGAGATGTGACCTTCCGCACACATTCCGTTAGATTCATTGATTTCCTGCCATAGGCGAGTGACTAGTTCCATTCGGATCTCCTTTGACTGCTGTTGGATCAGCGTCCATAGACCATCTAGTAGTCGTGCGTAGAGTCTGTCTTCACGCACCCGGACTTCGGTTCGATTGTACCACATGTTCACATCCATAATGATCGACGTGAAGTGATTGAAGTCGCCCTGAAATCGTGAAGCGAACGCATGGAAGATCTGAATGCGTGTGTCTGTTCCGTTCGTAGGCAGAGAGAGCAGTCTCTCTTCACCCTCTCGTGTTTGACGGACGACCTCAACTGTATGGACGTTCTGTGAGTCGCGTGCGAGTCGCTCTAGTCGGGTTTCGGCTGGACGCGCTATTGGCTGAGCGACTTGTGCGTTGTGTTGATTCCATACGTCTTGAACACGTGGGTCTTCCCACCATTCAGGTGGCATGCCTGGAGGACGAATCTCTTCGGTCCAGAAACGAAGGATGTTGGGCGGCATGTGGACAGTCTCGTAAAAGAGTGGATGTTCTCGTTCGACGAGCGACACGAACAAAGCTTTAAGGTCTACGTAGGACAGTGTACCTCGATCAAACCGCTGTCGCCACCGACGGGCATGTTGGAACAAAGCTGCTTCTCCAGGTGGGACTGATTCTAGAAGCTCAACAAGGTTAATGCTGGATCGTAAGGCTACTCGGTAATGTTGGGGGCAGAAGCGCTTTCCAGGCTGAACTGGGTCCCCGCACCAGGTATTATTTTGAAAGTGGAACTCGCATGTGAGTGGGACAAGAGGGGGAAGAGTAAGGGCAAGAGTTGCATGTCTACCGCAGTGTCCTTCACGGACGTGGACAGTGCAGGGACGGAGATTGGTCTTTTGAATGAAGTTGCAGAGAGGCATTGTTGTCTGGGGGCTCTAGATGTTTTGTATAGTGAAAAAATCCGTTTTCAGGAATGTCCTAGTACGTGTTCAGAGAGACTAGTAAGTTGTTCAAAGTCTCCTATACGTCTACCTGTAAGCTCGCCTACTAGACGACCAAAGACAGTATGTCGATCTGAATCTCCACGTGTTTCGAGTTCAAGGAAGTCAAAGAGGAATGCAACATTAACTTCGCGTCCACGTGTCTTTACGTGAAAGGACGTGAGTACAACTGGAGTAATGTCATAAGGGAAGATAACTTGAAGAATTGAAGTGACTTCTTCAAGAGTGAGTGTTTTGATAAGAAGCTGTTCCATTGATAGAGTATAAAGCCTAGTTTTCCGAAATCCATTTTCTGAAAACGAATTGAATTCAGAGTAGCCTTTCTAAGTACAATCCGTGTAAAATGTCACTAAACCTTGAAAATGCCCTTTCTGATACAGTTGTAATCTTTCCCTATTTCAAAACTTCCTATGAACGAACACAGAATACAGATCTAAACGAACCACGTTGGATTGTGGTGTTCAAAACTGAAAATCAAGACAAACAAGTAATCGTTGAAGCGATCATACGTGATGGATCGATCATTCTATCGGTCTTAAATACGTTCAATGTTAAAGTTAACAGTCTGAGTCGTTTGATGAATGTATTTGAAGAGAAGCTGAAGTTAGTTTGAACATTTCGCAGACTAACACAATGAGAACGATTCGATACGTTGCGCGTGTGGATCCAGATGTGAAGTATTCACACGAAGAGTTTGCAGAGTTACTTCAAATTTACTTATCTGATCCAGAAGGATGGGAATCGCACGGCTACAAATTTGAGTTAGTAAACCATCGACCGGATGTAACGATTCGCTTATCTTCACCTGCGACGATTACCAGTGTATGTGGTCTTCCTAAAGATCTATCCTGCGCTGAAGTCGGTGGTCGTAACATGTTTTTGAATTCAATGCGATGGATGCATGGATCCTCTAAGAGTGGTCAGACGCTGGATGGATATCGACAATATGTTGTTTCACATGAAATGGGTCATATTTTAGGTCACGAACATACGAAATGTCCTGGATCAGGTGAAAAAGCACCTATTATGATGCAACAAACACTTGGATTAGATGAGTGTGTTGCAAATACTCGAATTACAAAATTTGATTTGAAGGTATAAATGGGTCTTGGACTATTTGGGACTCCTCTCTACGTGAATGAAAAGTGCATTGTGTTTGCCTTTTTCATTCTAGCTGTGTTTTGGATGCCGCATCCGAAAGCGTGGCAACATGAAGCTGTCTTAGCGTTTATTCTCGCAATGGCTGCATATGTCTTGATGGCGTGGTACGATTACATCTACGATTGTAACGATAAATTAGGTCCTACGTTACTAGGTGGACTGATTGGATGGGCGAAACCGTATGGTGGTGTTCCGCCTGGAACTCAAGAGCTTCCTGTGAAATACAAGAAGATCGTGGCTGCGTTTGATGTTGTTGTGTTGATACTTTTAATCGCTCTTCTGATCGTTCCTTACCTGCGAAAATGAGAATTTATCCAGATCTCATTATGTTCAAAGTCTTCAGATTTCCTGAATCCATTTTGAATCAAGATGGATTCGCATAGCTCTTTTTTAGAAGGTTCCTGTTTCTCGATACAAATGAGTTTAACGGGTATTGACCAGTCCATCGTCTGCAAAGCGTCTAGTTCAGACCCTTCAACGTCTAACGACCAGAAGTCGATATGCTTCACTCCAGCTTCGTGTAAAATTGAATCTAGGCGTCGTGAGGGAACTTGAATCACACTAATATCTTTGTCCTTGTGCCACGTATTAAAGTATCCATCCGTAGTGTTCTCCTTTACAGAACTTAGAGCGCGATGACTATACATTTCAAGTGTTCCTTCTTTTGTCGACACTGCGCATTGAAACAATGCACATCGTGGACGATTGACTTTGAGTTTTTCAAATTCAGTTGGAATAGGTTCGATCAGAACTCCAGACCACTTCATCGTATCCTCAAAAAACTTCGTATTCGAATATGTGATTCCATCTAATGCTCCCATCTCTAAGAAGATACCATTTCGTAGAGTTGGAAAGTATGTTTTATGAATATATTCATCTTCTCTCTTTTGTCCCCAGTACACTTGAGCGGATGAATTAAACAAGTTCTTGAAGATATGCATTTAATTACTATACGCGAGTCCACCCATACCGCTCATGACGCGGAAGATGTTGTAGTTGACTGCATACATTCTGAAGAGGTATGGGTAGTTCTTAGATGGGAATCTACCTGCAGGTAATGCCTGACCGTCTGAACCCGTGATTGAATCGAATACTAATGTTGTAGTATCGATGCGTGAGAAGTTACAAGATCCACTGGGCTGGTGTTCCTCTGGAGCAAGTGAGAAGGAATATACGTTGATCGGGTTGACCGATTGTGCATAGGACTGATTGGTCTGTTGATATCCTGCTTGAGCAGTTCCTGTGATTGAGTCAGTGAGTGTGTTGGAAGCATCGTATACGCAGTAGAAAACTGCAGATGTTCCCGCTAAGATGTTTGTTCCACTACTAAGCGTATACGTTGCACTACTCTTATTTGCAGTACCGCCAGTGAGTGCATTGATTGTAACACCTGCGACGACGCCTAATGAGGTTCCATCTGCTTTTGTAGCATTTGCGACATACATTACATTACCAGTTCGAATGCTACCCACTGTAACATCGGCAGTCAACGTAATTATAGCACTACCAGCAGTTGTTGTAGCAGTAAACACGGTCCACGTCTCTCCAGGTACTGTACCTGTGAGCGGTAATTGGGTGTACGCATGTTGCTCGAATGCACCGCCTGAATGGTGTTGGTAGGGTTGAACCTTCCAGAAGTAGTCACCATATCGCTCATCGAATCGATCCTGACCGTTGAGTTGGAGTCGGCATCGGTTAGCGATGTCGTCGTAACTGAATGGCTGTGTGTTGACTGTACCGAGTTCACTGAGCTTTGAGCAGTCGAGCTTGCGAGCATCTTGGTAGACCCAGATCAATTCCTTGACTGGGTGATTCAATGTCAAGTCAAGTCGGACAGTCTGTGAAGTGACAGCCTGTTGTAGACCGTATTGAACTTGATCGATCAAGTACTCGTGTGTCTGCTGAGCGAATCGTCGTCGCTCATCGGTGTCCAAATAGATGTAGTCAACATACACGGCTGCATCCTTGAACTTAGGTAACGCTTGAGCAGCTGAGGTGATTCCTGAAAAACCAGTGCTCTGTACGAGATCGGTTGCCTGTCGGAAGTTAAAGTTCAATCGGACCTCATGGTACTGGAGTGCAATCAATGGCAATGCAAGACCTGGATTGCGGCAGAACCAGAATTGAAGAGGGATGTAGAGAACTGTTGGGCGACCATTGCAACCTGCAGGGGTAGAGGATATACCTTCAACACTTGAACCGAGCATCTGATCCAACTTAATCGATTGATCGTAAGGAGATGTGAGTGTTTCCCATAAGTACATCCACTCACCATAATGTCGGTCCATGATTTGACCTCCAATCTCGATCTCCACCTGTTGAATCAACAAGTATCCAAGACGGCGACGACCACCGGCGGTCCATAGCACATTTGCAGATGCACCTGTTGCAGCTGCACGTGTATCTGGAAGTGTCACTTCGAGATAGGTACGGAACATTAGATCAGCATTTCGGTTAATCACAACAACAGATCGCTGTCCGTAGGCAGGTGAACCTGTGAAGTTCACTCGCATGGCCTCCATTGCGAAATTCGTATGACGCTTGTAGAGGACCTTCCAAAAGGTGATGTGTGGATTTCCAGTAATATATGCATCCTGAGCACCATAGGCAACAAGCTGAAGAAGACC